CATATATGAACCTATATTATTTTTTTTTATATATGCTACATTTTTTCCTGATTTTTGGGGTAAGAGTATATTGTTAATATCATATACAGATACTTCCATTACATCATATTTACATTCACCAAATTCGGCTTCCTCTGTTTGATTTTTAGTAACAATAAATAAATCTTCAGCAACAAGAAATTGTCCTTCATTGGTTGAATTTGAATTTATGCTATCAAAATTTGTATATTTTCTAATACTCATAATTTATATATTAATACGAACCCGGATTTGCTTTTACAATATTACATGGGTATTCTTTAAATTCAGTTGTACCATCTTTTTTAGTTGCAATAATTTTTATAGTTCCTTTATATTCGGTAGTAGACCCCCAACCAATAAATTTGGATTCGGATTCAGCGCTTTTTGGTACTGCGTTAGCTTTTATTTTAAATTCTATAGTTTCATTTCCACCACCAGCTAAATCAAAATTATTCTTTGGTATAATTAACCAATTCCAATTGTTTGCCAATTTAACTTGAAATGTTATGTTTACAGGTTGAGTATCGTTGTTTGTTATAGCCAATTGACCACCTGCTTCCCATTTGGTTGCATTGTAATCTTTTGCATTAATTTTACCAGCTAATCCCTTTGTTATATCAGTTCTAGTTGTTGCACCTGACCACTTAATGATTGTAGTTTTAACTAAAATATCACCACCACTTGCTAATGCGGTATTGGATGCGGATTGTTGTATAGCCTGTTGTTGTTGAACTGCTCCTAATTGAGATTGTAATCCTTCAATTATGGAATTCAACGAATCAATTTGTTTAATTAGGGCTTCAATTTGTGCTTTAAATCCTGCGTTTTGAGATTGTAATGATGCTCTTAAAATGGATTCATCTACTGATTTTTGTACTGCAGATTGTATCTGTGTTGCAAATTGTTCAATAACTTTTGATAACGCATCCAATTGATTAGCCAATATATCATTGGTTTGCTCTATTGCTAATCTATTATTTACTTCATTTTGAATTTCTGATTCTAAACCACTTATAGTGGAATTTAAGTTAGTAACCTGTAGTGTTAAATTTTCTACTTGATTTCTTAAATCTGTATTAGCAATAACTTCAGTATCGTATAATGGTTTAGGTACTAAATCAAGATTTACTGTAGGGATATTTGGTTTTAATTCCTTAACTTCAGTATCAATTGCTTTTAAAAGTTCAACATCATCTAGTTTAGATTTAACTAATGGTTTGAATATCAAAGATGATGCTATATTATCTTCACTAACTACGGTTACACCATACTCATTTTTAGAAACTGCAGCAGAACCTGATACTTTTAGAATATTTTCTAAATCAGTGTTTCTTTTTTCTTCTAATTTTAATGCAATTGCTTCTAATGATGTTAACGCCATTATTATATTGTTTGAAATATTAAATTATCATCAATTATAGTAGATATTTCACCATCGATTATTTTTAACTTTAATCTATATGTTCTATATAATGGTAATGTATTTAAATCTAATATAAAGTAGTTAGATGTACTATCACACGAAATTTTAGTGTATTCTCCAAATGGAAATATTACATCATCTGTGATATAATCTTCTAATTGATAATATGATGTTGTAGGTAAATACTTTGATTGGTCATATTCAAATGTTGTTGAAAATGACTTTAAAGGAAACATATCTCTACCTTTAATTCTAATTTTTATTATACTATCTTTACTATATTCCGTTTTTAAATTGGTAATAACTATTTTATAATCATCTTGAGCAGAGCCAGTAACTGGTAATAAACTTCCTGTTACAAAGGATGTATCATTCCAAACTACCTCTAATTTTGGCTCATATATCGTACTGGTTTCTTTGGAAAAGAATTTTAATACACCATAATCTAATGTATTTTCTTCATCACTTAAACTATGACGTACAATAAATCCGTTATTTGGTATAGAACCACTTAACCATAAATTAACTATACCTGTTACATTCATTCTTACATCCGCATCTTCATAACTGTATGATTGAGATGCTTCTGAACCTGTGTACCAAGTCCCACCTTCCGCGTTTGCAGAACCAGTTGTACCTGGCGTAAACACTGCGGTTCCTGCCGTAACATTATCTTGCCAAGTATTAACACCATTTTTGTATTTCCAACTTACACCATCCGATGTAATGTTATCGAATTTAGTACCCGTACCCATTGACCAACTTTGAGAAACCGCATTAGCATATATTGTATACTCCAATGGAATCTCTTCAGCTTGAGATGATTTTAAGTTTAGATAAACAATAGAACCACTTGGTATGGTCATATTGGTTATATCAAATTTTATTAGAGTTCTGGATATATCTTTAGTAGAACCATAATATAATTTACCAACCTCTAATATCTCATCTCTACCTGCATTTTGGTCGGGTTGTTGTAAGTAAATACTGGCATCGAACGATGATGTGAATAATTTATGCATATTATAAAGCTCTTCCTTTTATATCTTTGTTAGGGTATCTTACTTCAAAAACACAAGGGTCTAATGATGGGTATACCACTTTACCTCTAGTTGCTTCATCTATATTGTATTTATTTGGTGAATAATTACCATCACCACCACATAAGTTTGAAATTTTAACAGATGGAACACTCATAACTCCTTCTACATTTGCAAGTATTAATTCCAATTCAGAAATGTTTATTGGTTTGTTGAATGTCCAATTATCTATATTAAAATAATCTTGTACTTTAACTAAACAATTAGCGACCACTTCTCTTTTATTGTAATTTGAATAACATATTACATCAAAGTCAACACCTATGTTTACGATGAATCCATCAATCATATTTACCGCATCGGTAATCAATCGATATTCACCTAAATAAGTTTTAAGATTTTGTTTAACTGCTTGATTTAAATTTACCAAATGTTTGTTAGAATCATATCCCAAAACATACATATTGATAGCAAATGGATTATTTACTTCATTTAATGATGATTTTTTAGTTGAAAGGTATTTAATTAATTGTCCTTGAATATCTGATTTACTCATACCCTTAAATCCATCTACTAAATTAGTAAATTCTGCAATAGATGATGGGCTAGATAAAATAGATGCGGGTGAATTATTATCTATCTCTCCATCTTGAGATACATATACTTTCGCAACTGAACCATATCTTTCTGGCAATGATAATGCTCTTACTATATAATCCTGTTTAGTTACTGCTCTGTTTTGTGAACCAAATGTTGCTAAAGCGTTTTGTCTGATTTCTTCAATAGATTCGGCTCCTCTACCTCCTATTGCAGGTTCTAAATTTTCTACTGCAATTGATGATTTGAATGAGTTATACATACCAACAAGGTTAGTTGGAATAGCCAGTAAATCATCATCGAATTCAATTCTTTGAATTTTTGTTAAATCACCAACATTAACATTTGATGCAATTCCTCCGCCTGTTAGGTATTTTATTTGTAATGTCTGTCCAGCAGGGGCTATACCAAATGTATTTGTTTTTAAAAAGTTAGATGGGTCAATTCCTTGATTCAATCTATTAATAGAATTTGCCAAACCTAATCCTATATTTTTTGTATTAGGTAGTATTTGTTCATCTCTTAAATTAACATCACCACTACCAAATTGTATTTCAGTTGTATTATCCGAATTAATTTTTACAGAAAATCTACGAGGTACTTTTTGTACTTCTAAAATATATGGTACTGAACCAGAATAATGTGATAAATCATTCACATTGGGTTGTTCTACAAATATACTTTCTTGAGCCAAATATGGAACTTCATAATATTTGTTATTTTGGGAATCAGTTATTGATACTATCTGTATGATATTAGTTTCAGATAATTGAATAGATGGGTAATCCGTATCACTACCCAATGTAATACCAGTAGTATTTTCTCTAGCTGATATTGCTTTAATTTTTTTGGATACTAAATATTGAGTAGGAGTTCCAGATATAGAATCCCTTCCGTATACTTCAATTGTTCTATCTGTTGGATTTTCGAAATCAATTGCATCAGTGGTTATAAAAGATACATTACTATTTGTGGAGGATTGTACCTCAAATCCAGCTTTTATTTTAAAATAAAATCTAGAATCAGGTTCATAATTTGTACCACTATTGTTTAGTGCATTATACACCGATGGTATTAATTGATAAACAGTCAGTGTAGTTATAGCGGGTGAAGTTACTTTGGGTTTATATCCCATAGATTGAGCCAATGAAACCACATTTTTACGTTCCGTAGCATGGGATAACATTGATTCTTTTAATTGAGTATCTTGGTAAAATGAGAGAACATCTCCAATTGCGGCAGCCTGTTCAATAAACACCATACCAGGTGATGCTTCATTAAAATCTGAATATGTATTTGGGAAATAGGTTTTAGTAAAATCTATTAAATTTTGCTTAAACGTGGCAAAATCTTTACCAATGTAATTGATGTTTTTAGTATCACTGCCCCAACTTTTGTTTGATGGATTAATTGCCATTACTAATTATTTATGTTTATTTGTACTGATTCTGTCAAATTTGGATTTGATGCTAATGCAAATTGAATATCCAACGATATTCGGTTTGTATCAATGTCATTATCATCATAATCAAATACTATTGAAGTTAAACTTATATATGGTAACCAAGTATCAACTGCATCTACAATAGATGTTTCAATTCTTGATTCAATAGTAGCACCATCCATCTGTTCAAATAACACCAACCAAACATCACACCCAAATTCAGGATTCATTAATCTTTCTCCTTTTTTTGTTAGGATTAGGTTTTTTAAATTATCTTTTGCTTGAGTTAGAGTAGTATAATTCGTAGAAAATACACCATTAGAATTTGAAGA